ATCTCCAGAAAATAACATCAATTCCATTGCTTTCTTTTCGTTGGTTACAATCACACCATCGTCTGCTAGATAGTATGGACAATCAATATACTTGTCTAAGAATATGATAGTTTGGGTGGTTAGGTTGAAATCGTTTGGAAAAGGCACGTCATAAGTTTGAACCTGTAATTTTTCTTTTAAGAATGTTATACCATCATCAGTAAGTCTTAAACCACCAGTGGCTTTACTTCTACTATTTTTCCACCACATAGGCATATACTCTTTTAGGGTATTTTCACCAATTGAGATGTTGGCTTGTTTTAGGAAGATTTTAGTGTAGGTTTCTTTCCAATTCATTTTTCACTGACAGTTTCACCCTGTGTCAATTTGACCACCGTGAACTCTTCAGTGTTGAATAATGTGTTCAATTTTTTGGCTAGATTGAAGGCGTGTCCAGGGTTTGAAAAACTTACCTTTTTGTATTTAGGTCCTGGGTAGTTATTAAGCAAATTAGCGGACTTAAGGTTAAATGCTTTACCTTTGTAAAACACTGCCCATATGCCTTCAGCCGCTAGGATCTGTTCAGACTTGTAGTCTTTCTTGTTTGTGTACTCTAAAAGCACTGTTGGTTTAGGTCTACTCATACGTTTCTTATATATGAGTATTTATCAGTTTTTAGGTTGTACTATAACTTACCGCCGTCTACTTTAACTTCTACGGTGTCCTGTTCTGCCGATTTACGGCTCATTAGTGCTTCATAATCGCCTGTTAGACGGGCAAGTATTGTGGCAAGTGCATATGTGAGTTGCTTTGCTTGTTGAATAGGAATTCGCACTTCTTTTTGATTGCTCATATCAGCACCCTTCACTTGCTGAATGAATTGTTGTACACTGCTGGTATTAATCGGTTCGTTTGTTTGCATTGGCTAACTCCGTTTTCATTTCTAGCACTGTTCTAAAAGGACCTTTGAAAGGGTATCGTTCCAGTGTCAATAATTTAGGGCAATAACTTCTTACCCAGCCTTTTTCAAACTTTATAATGTAGTACCCTGCACAATATAAACTTTTTGATTTTTTACTCTTGTTAAAAAGAGGTAATTTTCTTTTTACATCGAATACCATATTAAATGGTTTGAACTTGCTAGGATAATCGTACACATCATTATCAGTGTTCTCTTCTTTTATTTCTGGAGCACTTAAGGTTGTACCCCAAAACCAATCTCCCGTAAAACTTTCTTCTAGTTGTGATTGATTATCGTATAGTCTAGTTCCTTGTTCGCAACTAAACATATAACGTCTATCTTCTTGTTTACAAATAGTTCCTATTTTTTGACCATTAGATTCTAATATCCAGAATCTATTTTCTAATATAGGCTTTGCATACAATTTTAGTTTTGTCATGCTGTTACCTCACTTGGTTTGTATTTTGCATTTAATGGCTCTGCATAACTCTGAGGATATTCTGCAATCTTCTGCAGATCCCATTTTGCACAAAATTTAATTAATTTCAATCCTACCTGTTCAATCTGTTTAGTATTTGCACTGCCAATTGTTTCTTTTATCTTCTTTTTAATTTCTTCTGGTTGTGCAGTCAAATCACAAAGTGTCACATTTCTTTGATAGTCATCAATAACTCTGTGTTCAAAACCTTCGTGGTCTACCCAACGTTGCAACATCATATTGTTCCAACTATAACCTTTTGAGTTTCTATCAGCAAAGGCTTCTTGCAATCCAACTTTTGTTTTTGTTCCTTTTGTACGCACACCTGGATATGCAGAAAACACGTTGTCTGAACTGTCACCTCTCATGCATTTTTCAAATAAAAGCCACTGTGGGTTTGGAGCAGGTTTTTCTTCGCCTGTTTTCTTGTCTATGACCCTATTGCCTTTTGCATCAAAGTAACCATCATGTGTTATCATTACTTCTTGAACACCATTGTATTGTGCAACATTAGGCGCAATTAATTGGGCAAAGTCCCCATCTGTACTAATAATAAAATGATTATCATTTGGATGTGCTTGTACCCAACCTGCAATCAAATCATCTGCTTCTAACACATCATTTCTTAAGACTGTGCAATTTGTTTTCTGATCTATGAAATCTTTGAAATTATCAAATGTTTCCCAAAACACTTCATCTTCTTCTACTTCTTTTTCTGTTCTGGCATCTCTGGCATTCTTTCTGTTTCTTTTGTAAGGTTCATAAAAGTCTTTACGCCAACTTCTACCTTCCAAACAAAAAACCACGTGATCTCCTTTGAAATCCTGCCATACTTTTCTAATACTATTAAAGGTAATATGCAACGCCATACCTATCTTGCTGTCTAGATCGCTCTGTATAGCGAACTTGGATCTAAAGAAAGTGTTTGCAGTATCAACCAAAATATAGTTCATTAATCAATATCAATCCTTACTATGTGTTTTCTTAGTTCCTTTACAAAGAATTCCAACTTATCAATCATTGAAATCAAGTCTTTATCTGTAATATATCGACTTCGCTCTCTCAATTTGTCATACTCTCTTAATGATATTTGCACCATGGGAGAAAGATCTCTACTTGCCTCGTTTTCCATTGTTGCATCTAGTCCTCTTTGTTTTTCATCTGAGTCTGTCATTTTATCTCCTTAACTAATTTCTGACTTGTCTTTACCAATATCTTTGACATTGATATATCCAGCACCTCTTGTTGGATCAAGTCCTTCTTCTTTAAGAATGTTACTTGCAATAGTTTTAAACCATTGATCAACAATCTGTTCATTTGTTTCGCCTTTATAGCCTGCATCTAAAAGTTTTTCAATAAATTCATTGTTCCAATCTAGTTCAAAAAATCCATTCCTAATATTATCTTCATTTATTTTTGTATCCAGCACAGCCACCCAAGGTTCACCATTTTTAGTTGCTTCTTCTTTTTCTTTCATCAAAGCCTCTAATTTAGCACTTGGAGTTTCTTTAGTCTCTTCTTTATTGAAGATCCCTTTTACTTTTTTAATCACGTCCATTATTTTTTCTCCATTTCATTTTATTAATTTCCTCAAGTCCCCCAGGCGTTTCCGAATATGTCGACATGGAGTCTTGGAGTGTATCTCCATCCTCTTGCCATTGCCAATTCTGCGACCTTCTTTGTGTTGAGTTTGTACTCTTCTGATCTTCCTCCCAATGGCATGATATAAACGGGAACGTCGATTCCCGCCTGATTGTATTCGGCAACTGCCTTTCCAACTTCATTAACATCGGTTGTATCAGCAACCACAAATTTAAAATACATTTTACTGTTAGGAATCCTATAATAAGAAAGAGCAATTTCAGGTTTGATAGCAGTGTGCCAAGGTTCACCTGATACGGAAAGTTTCGGAGAGCAACTCCAAGTGACTTCGAATCTGTTTTGTTTTCTGAGATAGTCCTCAAAATCCTTGTGTAAAGTCTGCGTTGTATTTGTTTCGAAAGTAACATTTTTCAAATCCTTCATTCTAGGATGTTCAAATAAGTCTACATAAAACCTTTGCCATCCCAACAAAGGCTCACCTCCAGTAAGTATAAAATGCACATCTTGTCCATTTGCCATTGTCCACTTACGTTCAGGAGTTAATGATAACACATGATCCACCACTTCGTCAATCGTTTTATCCATCATATATTTTTTGAATTCTGGATAGATACTGGCATAAGTGTCGCAACCTGTATGCACAATTGGCAGTTCTTCAAAAGTCTTAACTTTTTCGGTTATGCCTTCATCCAATAACTTTTTGACTTCTGGATTATATTTGATACCTTGCTTTAGTTTTTCTGCTCTATTTGGATGTCTTTCCAATCCAAAATTCATACATCTAAAGTTACAACCAAATGTTCGCAAGAACACAGAAGGCACACCTACAAAACGTCCTTCACCTTGTACAGAATAAAATGCTTCACTGTACCTTAATCTTTGATTGTGTAATCTACTGACCATGACCTTTCATACTCAAACAGACATCATAAAACTCTTTTTTCAACGGAGCGTGTTTATCAAATGCGCCAAGTAAAATTGCAGTTGTCATATCTGATTCATGTTCTCTCACTCCTCTTTGTGTCATGCAATGATGTTCTGCTTTTATCAACACAGCCACATTTGGAGTTTTTGCGTATTTTTGTAATGCTTCTGCAATCTGCGTAGTCATCTCTTCTTGTATCTGAGGACGTTCTGCAATATGATGAACTATTCTATTAAATTTAGATAATCCTATTACTTCTTGTTCTGGCAGTATACCTACCCAACATTTTCCTACAATATTCTGAAAATGGTGAGCACAAGTTGATCTAACACTTATAGGACCACTTGTATATAAACTTCTATATCCCATATTAGGAAAAGAAGTGACCTTAGGTGGATTTACAAATCTACCAGCAAAGATTTCTTGGATATACATCTTAGCCACACGTCTTGCAGTTTCTTTTGTGTTGTGATCATTTTCAGTATCTATTACTAGAGCGTCTAGCACACCTGAAAAAGAATCTTCAACTTCTTTTTGTAGTTCTTCTATTTCGCCTTTTTCGATATAATCAGCAATGTTATCATTACTGTGAAATCGCACTTCTTTTTCCTTAAGCCTTTGCCTAATCTTTTCTGATGTTTTCATTTAATCCTTCTT